GATGGGTTATGATTATAGATTTAAGCCAGACGCATTTGCCTCCAGTTTTTGTGCAGACCGCTATGCAAAACAATAAAAATACCTTATCATGTATCCTCTTTAAAGGTAGCCGCATATTTATAATAAAATATAGATATGTGGTATATTGTTTACGAAACAACTAATTTAATTAACAGTAAAAAATACCGAGGAATCCATCAGACAACAAAATTAGATGATGGATATCTTGGTAGTGGCCTTGCCCTTAAAAGAGCTGTTAAAAAACACGGTAAAGAAAACTTCAAAAGAGAGATTTTAGAATACTGTTCATCGTTTGATGAATTATTAGAACGGGAGAAACTCTACGTAAATGAAGAATGGGTTAAAGATAAGTCTAATTATAATATGAAAACTGGAGGCCAAAGCGCTGGTATTTTATCTAAAGAGTCTAGAGATAAAATAGCGGAAACGCTTAGACAAAAATATGCTAATGGAGAACTTAAATTTCATGGTATTTTATATGTTGCAACAGAAGCACAAAACAAACAAATTTCTGAAACATTAAAAGAACGCTATCGAAATCAGGAGCATCATTTAAAAGGAAGAAAATTTCCAGGTAGAGGTAAGGGGAATATTCCTTGGAATAAAGGGAAAGAGACTGGTCCTATGTCCGAAAAACAAAAGGATGATATATCTAAAACATTAAAAGAACGATATAAAAAACAAGGACATCATTTAAAGGGTCGCCCATCCTTGTTAAAAGGAATTAAAAGGAAAGATGAAGCTTGGAACAAAGGTAAAAAAATGAAACAAGTTGCTTGCCCTCATTGTGGTAAAATGGTTGATGTTGGCAATAGTAAGAGATGGCATTTCGATAATTGTAAACTTAAAAAAAAATAATTTTTATCTATTCATTAACTTTTCGAATTTGCCATATATTTATTATCGAATACGTATTCATAATAGATAATTAATAATTATTAAAAAATGGCAGATAAAAAAAGTACTAAAGTTGTCAGGATTCCTGAAAGCGCTTTAGTTAAAATCATTGAAGGCATTGTTGAAGAAGCAGTTGCTGCTAAGAAAAAAGAATGGATTGTTGAACAAGAAGCTAAAACTAAAGCTACTTTGAAAGAACAAGTCGAAGCTATAATGGCCGAGAAGTTCGCTGAAAAAAAGTAATTTCTTAATCCAAACCTTAAATAAAATAGGCTAGCTTGACAGGTAAAATCTGCTCAGGCTATTGCTGTTTATGGAGTTTCCTTTTATTTCTTTTATCTTATATTTATATACATGCCAGAGAAAGAAATTATAGAAAAATTAACCAGAAACGATATTCCATTAACATCGTCAGTTATTATAGACGACTTCACACGAGCAGCATCCAAAGCCTTCGATTTGGAATTCAACGGAGTTTCTAAATTCTATCCTTGGAACAAGCCAGAAACACTTAAGAAAGATTTTAAATTGGGTGTTATTTACGGTGGCTCAGGGTCTGGCAAAACCAAGCTTTTAAAAGAATTCGGAAATGAAGAAATTATAGAATGGGAAGATAATAAAGCTATTATATCACACTTTGATACTCCAGATGATGGGATTAACAGATTAAGCGCCGTTGGTCTTAATTCCATTCCAGCTTGGCATAAACAATATAGTGTATTATCTAATGGGGAACAATTCAGAGCTGATTTGGCTAGACGTATTAAGAACAATGCTGTTATTGATGAGTTCACTTCGGTTGTTGATAGAAATGTGGCTAAAGCGGCCTCGACAGCTTTAAGTAAATACATAAAAAATACTAATCTACACGGAATAGTACTGGCCACATGTCATGAAGATATATTAGACTGGCTCCAGCCAGACTGGGTGATAAATACAAACACTGGAGAAATCTATGATGGTTTTTTTTTGTCCGCCCGCCAGTCAATATCGAAATATATCGCAGCGATTACCATACGTGGAGCTTGTTTAAAGAACATCATTATTTAAGTGGTGATATAAATAAAGCGGCAAGATGTTTCGTTGGATTATGGAACGACCGACTTGTTGCATTTGGAGCTTCGTTAACTATGCCAAATGGTTATATCAAAAATGCGTGGAGAGGTCACCGGACGGTTGTGCTTCCAGACTATCAGGGCCTAGGAATAGGCTGTCGGTTCTCAGACGCTATTGCCCAAATTCATATAGATGAAGGAAAACGATATTTTTCTAGGTGCCTACATCCACGCATGGGATTCTATCGAGAACATTCTGATTTATGGGTTGCCACCTCTAAGAATATGCGCCTACGTACAGACGTAACTCATGAAAATGTATTTAAAGAACATTACGCAGACAACAAAAGGATATGCTTTAGTCACGAATATATAGGAAAAAAAGATTAATAATATTTGGTTATGTCAATTATTATTTGTATCTTTGTACAATTATTAATAAACAAGTTATGAACAAACATCCAAAATTGCTTAGGTCGTTATTTAACTTAACTGCCGATGATGCTAGTATCCCAACCAATGTGGAGTTGGATGAGGATATTGCAAAGGTTGGCTTTTTGATGCATACTGTATGGCCATTATTGACCAGAATTGTTAGGATTAAGTTCTGGTTATTCATTAAGTATAAATGGAAATTGTGGGCTAAGGCATGTTTATACTTCATAATATTAGTAACGGTCATTGCTATTGCTTGGTTTAAAGTAGCCAGACCTATATTTATACCTCAATATAAAAAAGAGGTTATTGTGGTCTATAGAAAAGATTCCACAATGAATATGGATAATTTCCTTTCTCAGATAGCATACATGGAGTCTAGGTATGACCCATCAGCTCGCAGGGCTGGCTCTCAATTCTGGGGGTTGTACCAAATAGGTGATATGGAGAGGATTAATGCTGGATATGGTGATATCCCATGGAATGTTTATAAAAACCATTCAGAGATTCAGAAATTATGCATGGCGAATCTATTAAAGTATAATAAGAAATATTTACAAAACGAAATTGATTATTATTCAGGAAAGATAGTTGACGGCATTTTAATAACTGAGAGTGGAATATTGGGTCTAGCTCATTTGGGGTGCGGATTTGCTAAACAATGCTTGCATTCAGGAGTGATACCAGAAATCGACCAGTATGGAAATAAGCCTAGAGAATATGCTAAATTAGGTGGGTATCAATTAGGCTTGAGATAGGTTATGATTTCTGTCTAATATTAGATATTCGTTATTAAGTCTATTAAATCCTAATTTATTCCAGAAAGCTAGAGTATTATCGGCTGGGCATACAACTATTCTCATTGCATTTGGATGTTGAGCCCATAGAGCATGAACGCTGCCGGAGGCTGTTTCTACATCTGAATGATTTTTATCCAGTTTAAGGTCTAATATTTCCATAGTATCTTTCCCTAAATCTTTATGCTGCGTCTGTAGAGTTATCTCGCCAGCTTTCTGCCCTTTGGCTTTAATATTATATGTTAATGTTGTTGGGTTGTCATCGGTATTGGCCAAACCAGTATCTTCAGATAATAATCTCATTGTTTTAATTATAACTTCTTTTATATTAGATTTTTTAGTTGGAAATGGCCTAGAACTGCCACCAATTAATTGATTAACTTTATTCATCATAGCTTTAGCCACTTTATTTTGTTGGTCATCTGGAAGACGATTAAACCAATCCTGAGCATAATATTTTTTAATCCGTTCTAAATCATCACAATTCTCTGCGTTTTTAACTTCTTTAAAATAATCCCCAGCTTCTGAATGACCTATTTTCTTTTCTTCATGAATTTTGTCCAATTTCTTTTCATTGGCATTTAAACCGTATTTTTTATTCGAATAATAATCTGGAAACTCGGCTAGATGGTCAAAAACTATATCTAAAATAACTTTTGGGTCGTCGGAGTGTTCTTTTTCAACAACCTTGCCCAGTTCAATTTCTTTTTCAATTGTTCCGATAAATACACTATGTTTTCTAGCTAAGCTAGCAGCAGTATCGTGTTGACCTCTACCACCTTTAACTGCATCTACGTGCTTTTCCATATACTATTTTTATATAAATATCTTAAAATTTTAGTAACTTTCGAAACCGGCTCGATATTTATCTGTAGTTCGTAAAACTAACCACCATGAAAAAGATTAAAATATCTAAACTTCAACTGGAATCAATATTAGCCGATGAATACAATCAACCAGTTAACGAGGAACCTGCATATTCAACATATGACAATGTAAACTATAAACCAGATTATAAGGTAGCGCTTAAAAAATATGAAGTGGAGCATATCAACAGCGAAGCTAATCTACTATATAATGAGTTATTTACTGGTGAGGGGGTCGCCGCCGTTAATTCAAATGAGCACGTCAAACAGGAAATAATCAATGATTTAATCCAAAGTGGGATTAAAATTGACCACGATGCTGGCGAGGGAGAAATGCATTATTGGATATCCGATGTTAATGAATTGGATATGGCCGAACGTGAGTTTGAAGATATATCCTCTCATCTTTATAATCAAATAGAGAATTAAAACTCGCCGTCAAACGGCGTCTCGGTTGTAACTACAACAGCTCTGACATAATCGTCCATATTTACACCGAGCCGCCTTAAAAGTCGCATACAGGCCAGTTTTTTTAGTGCTCTTCTGGAGTTTTTAGGAATATATGTTTTGGTAAAAGCCACCAAAAGCAGATTCGTCACTATTTTAACCTGTGTATGTATCATTACGGTTATAATACCTCTATTTCTTCATTAGGTCATACCAGTTGTATTATTTCCATCCAGAGGATGGATTCATTAACCAAAGGTTTTAATTCAACTGGGCCTCTCTAATCGCTTTAAAATTAGAAATAGGTAATTACTATTCTTTAGTTTTTTTAGTTTTGACTACCTTTTCGGCTTTTTTAGGTTCGCCTTTAATGGTTAGCTTTTCAGCCTTTTTATCATAATCTATGTTGATTATATCGCCTTTAGCTATGTTACCAGATAATATTTCCTCACATACTGGGTCTTCAATATGCTTTTGAATAGCTCTGGCCAATGGTCTGGCGCCATATTCTTTATCATAACCAACGTCTGCCAAATAGTCGACCGCCGGCTGGCTTAGTTTCAAGTCATATCCTATTTCATTAATCCTGAAAATCAGCTTTTGAATTTCATTAATGATTATTTTACTGATATTTTCCTTAGTTAGACTATTGAATATGATAACTTCATCAAGCCTATTAAGAAACTCAGGTTTGAATTTATTTTTAAATGATTTCTCAATAATTGAACGGATTCTTTCTTCTGTGGCGGCTTCTGATGAACTTGTTTTGAATCCTACCCCAACATTAAAATCACTTGCTTCTTTAGCACCAATATTTGAAGACATTAATATCAGTGTATTTTTAAAATTGACTTTACGCCCTTGGCCATCTGTTAAATGTCCTTCATCCATAACCTGTAATAATATATTGAATATGTCTGGATGTGCTTTTTCTATTTCATCAAATAAAATAACAGCATATGGTTTTTTCCTTATCTTCTCTGTTAGCTGTCCACCTTGTTCATATCCGACATAGCCTGGAGGGCTACCAATTAATTTAGATACAGTATGTTTCTCCATGTATTCTGACATATCAAGTCTTATAAGAGAATCCACATCACCAAACATATTAATGGCTAACTGCTTAGCTAAGAATGTATT